ACCGCTCGCGAGCCTTGTAGCGAACATTTCCGGTATCAAAGTCACCGTCCATGCTCGTTTCCAGTGCCACACGATTGAAGTGCTTCATCCCGTCTGGAATATCGGTCAGCAGGAACCACGCATCCACGTCCGTAAGATAGTGGTTCACAACCGTACCTCCCGCGATAACATTCATCGAACGCAGAGCGTTGATGTCGTTGTCAGCGGACGAGGGACGAAGTTCAGACTTCATTACCCGTGTCGCCACAAACTGCAAATCGGGCGGGATAACGAGTGTCTGGGGACGAGCAGCGATCAATAGACCACGCTCATCCGTCCATTTACCAATCTGAATTACGGCAGCCTCAAGGGAAGTCTCATTGAGGTCAGCAGCGGTAGCTGGACGGTTAGAGTTCTTACCACCCGAAACGAGCGGGTGACCGTCACCACCAGTAACGCCATCGCCTGATGCCGTGAACAGATTTACACCATCGCCGCCCTGATAGGCAGCGGTGAACCCGTTGTTTAACGGGAACACGGCCTTCACCTGCTTGGTGTGGGCCATGGCGCGAGCCAAAGACTTTGTGTAACGAGCCGACAGAGAATCATAAAGATTATCCTCCATGGCCTCTTCCGTGATGGCGAAGCCCATGGCAATCGTTTCGTGGTTGTACCGCGCCACGAACGATTCTTGTGCGGCGTCATACGAAATCGCGTCACCCTCATCCTTCACAGGTGCCGCGTCAAAGCCCGAAAGCTTTACTTCTTCTTCAAAAGAACGATCCGAACTTTCCGTCTCATAGATTTCGGTATGCTCATCGTCATAGCGTGCATACTCCATTCCAAAGAGTGCATTCAGTCCGGGAAGAAGCTCCTTGAGAAGTTGTGCGCGTGAAATAGCCATTGGTCAATCCCCTATACGCCCGTGGCGTTCAAATAGGAATGGTTAGAAGCTGACCCGCTAGAAGCAGCGTTAAACTTCACAATTACATCTGGATATGCATCACTTGCCGTAGTGCCCTTCGGCGGCAAGCTTTTCGGGCCATCAACGAAATCAATAATGCGAAGAGGCAGCGTGTTCGTTGTTGCTGGGGTGCTGCCATCAAGCGCGCTCTTGGACTTACCGATGCTTGAACTACCGGCTGTCACAACAACGGATGCATTGAGTCCGCGATCTGTGGTGTTAAGGGCCTCATCGGCCTGCATCTGAAAAAGAACAAAAGGATCGTCCAGCACATACGCCATCGCATCAGTAGCCGCATTGGATGCAGGCCACAAATTTGAAAACGTCTTCTGGCTGGTTGTGGGGTCCGTGTACGAGCAACCCAGGAAGATCCCGACTGCGGTCAAGGCTGTAGTACCAGTATCCTTCTCAATGGTACCATTCGACGCAACCTTAACAAAATCACCATTTGAAATCTGAGTACCATAAGTGGTGATAATCGGAAGATTTCTAGTTTTACTTGTAAACGAGCCAGAGGAACTTAGTGTTCCAACCGGCCTGGCCCCATACGGTGCTGCTGTAGTAGCCATGATATTTATTCCTACATTATTATTAGTAAAGTAGCCTCAGCGTTTCCCACCGCCGAAGGTCACACGAGTTTTACGATCGGGCGCGAGAACAGGCATCCGAGGATCACTTTCCCGCATATAGCTGTTATCGACAGCTTGCATCTGTGAGGCAGCGTGTCTCTCATAATACTCACGTCTTTTATTCACGCTTTCCTCGGGTTGTTTGCAGAGCAATAATCCGCCGAGTTCAATTCCTCCCTTCCCCCCCCACTCCGATTTATGATCGCTCATAATCTGGAGTTCTGGATGGTCTTCAGCTCTGACAGGCTCCCACCCTTCACGAAATTTCTTAGAAACATTCGTATTATCGGGGCTGCCAACCATAGATGTTCGTATCCACCTGAAGACCCAACCGTCCTGGGGGTCGGGATCTGGAAGAACTGATGCAGGTTCCCATGGAATATCACGAGCCTCACTTTCACGAGTCTCTGTCTTCCTGGGCTTCCTGGGGGCGCGTTCGTCAGCCATTAGGCCATCTCCTTCATTAGCTGTGCCGCATATTGCTGTGGCGTTATGCCCAGGCGTTCCGCGAGCTTAACCTGGGTATGAGTCAGCGTAACCTTATGCGATGGTGCGCCATTACTTCTAGATGCTGGCGCAACCACGGGATTCGCCCTGCGGCGAGATGCGGTGTCAACAACGACGGTGTTACCAGGTTGCGTCGGGCTGCTACCGAAGTGCGTAGGAAAAACTTCTTTCATACGATCATCTATCAATTTATAATACTCATCAGAATCTGGGTCAATACCCTCTTCTCCTACTAATCTTTCATGTACACCATATGCAAAGCTTGTCATCTCCTTATCTTGACCGAACCATTCGTTCGTTCCCTGCCAAGATACGGCCCTGGCGTCGGGCTCTGGCATTGGTTCTGGCACATATTGCTGAGAAGCCTGGCTTGCCATCGCCTGATCTTCGGCAAGTACGTTGCGCTTCCAATTATCAATAATTTTCTGCGAAACAGCCGGTGCGTAGGCTTGGGCCAACTGCGCGTTAGTTAGATCTTGCTGTGTTTTCGCAATTTGCGTTGAATCGCCGGATTCATGCGCCCTTTTGAAGGCTTCTTCGGCAAGAACAAGCGTAGCACTGGCACGACTCTTGGCCTGGCTCGTTAAAGCGGTCTGAGAGTCCTGAACAAGCTGCACAAGACGCTGATTTTCGGTTTGTAGCCCCTGCGTGTAGCTAATAGCCTCATTTGCAAGCTTGTCGGAGGCTTCTTTGGCCCTACGCTCCTCGTGATACTCCCATTTCAGCTTTTTAATGCGTTTTTGGGCACGATTCCCCAATTGTTCAAGCTCTTGGTCGTTCGCAACACCATCATCTTCCGATGTTTCGGCTGCGGGAGCCCTCTGGTCCTCATCTGGGCGATCATCCACGACCTCAACGTTCAATTCTTCCGTATTAGGAATGTCGATGGTAGTTCTAACGCCTAAAAACTTGTCTTCTTCACTAATCCTGCCGGTTTCGTCAGACATTATGCTCTTTCCACTCCCCTGGGATCTTCTACGACCGCTTCGACAGTATCATCGTTGATTAAACGGAATTCTTTGCCATGAATTTTGATTCTGGTACCGCTAAACGCACGAAAAATGACCCAATCCCCCACTTGGCAGTACGGCCCACCGGGAAATCGGGAATAATTTGCGTAAGCATCCGGCCCCATACTCATAACCCAGCCCACAACGGTCGCAATGGACTCTTGATGACGCGAATCTTCTGATTTTATGATGCCCCCATCGGTCATTTCATCAACGTCAGGGAGTGCAATCAACAGTTTGTAGCCTTTCGGCTCCGGCAACTGATTGGCAATCCTAGGATTTTCTTTATTCTCCTCACTTTTAGGTTTGATATCTGGAATTTCGCCTATCGCAGCTTCCGCAAGGGACATAATAGATTTTGCCATGGTTAAGATTCCCTGAGTTTTGTCTCTATGTCAATAACCTCTCGTTCTGTCCAGGCTAATCCCTCTATCGTACCACAGATCCTTCGATACTCTTCTATGTTCTTAACGCCACCTATCGCAAGATGGTCAGATAATTCATCCATTTGTCCCCTAATTTTCTTCTTGAGCAGTGACAAAATGGATTCAGCCACCACCCTTACTCCCATTTCCTCTGTTATCGTCGTCTGTCTCTTTAGCTAGATCGCGACCGAGCTTAAATCCTTCTAGCTGAGTTTTTACATCTGCCGCCTGCTGGTCGGATTGGGTCTTAATGATCAATTCCTGCTCATCCAGCGCCAGTTCCGCAGCCTCCATGCGCTCCCTGCTCGCCAGCTTCTGACGTTCCAGCTCAAGTTCTGCCGCATCCTGTTGCTGGCTAGACGCGAGCTTCTGCTGCTCAAGCTGCTGGCTAGACGTGAGCTTCTGCTGCTCAAGCTGCTGCTTGGCAGCGTCGGCCTGTTGCTTTCTCTGGACTTCCTGTTCCTGAATCGCGATTTCGCGTTCCCGCTGTTGGATGATTGGATCCTGCTGCTGTTGGGCCTGCTGCTCTGCCTGGGCTTTCTGCTGTTTCTTGCCCAACATCTGATCGGCAGCATCGGCAACAAGATTGCTCAATCTTCTTTCCACATTTTCCGGCAACTTCTCGTTGGTCGGCGGCAGTGGGACACCAAGCTCCTCTTCGATCTGTCTGCGGAAGATAAACGCTAGGTGTTCACGGATATGGGCGTCCATGGCGCCGCTGAGTGCCTGACCATACGGACTATTCTGTATCTGCTGGGCAAGATCCGGATCGTTTTTAAGCGCCATATGAACACGCATATGTGCGTCATGGTCCTGATACTCGAATACCTTAACGGGAGCCTGTGTAAGTATATCCTGATTCTCGCTGACAGGATCTTTCGGGGGCACCTCATCCTTGTCCGGAACGACCTTATCGGCATTAGGAATACCGATAAGCTCCATCATCTGCCTGTGAAGAAGCGGCATGTCATATAGATCAGGAGACTGGGCTGCCAATTGCAGCGCGGCCTGATACTGCATGATTCGTTGTGCCATGCTGGACGCATTAGGATCCGATACAGGAACGACATCAACGCGATCATCAAAGTCCTCTGCCTTGATATCTTCTCCCTCGTCCGTCTCATACGGATATGCTGGATCCGTATAGTCACGAATGATCGTAGCCAGGATTTTGTATTCCTGCCTGAGACTCGCGTGGATCCGTGCCTGAATTGCAGATTGCACCTTCATCGCCCGCTCCATAATCGCGAGCGTGGTTCCGACCGGAGCATCCTGACTCATGTCAGCTACTTTGAGATCAGCCATTGACGCAAAGCGTCGGCCTTCCTCCACGATATTACCCAGCAACTGGTAAAGGACCGAAGAAGGTTCCTTATAAGGAAGGAAGGTGATGTTGTCACGGATAACACCACCAGGGACATCAACGTCCCTGAACTCCCCCGGCATGATTGGCGTATCGTCGCCCTTGATTCTGAGTCCACGGGTTTTGAGCCCTCCAGGCAGGTTGGACAGAGTTCCTGCGTCAACAAGCTGGCGCAGCAGACTAGTTGCCGATTTCGCGAGTCCCC